CGCGTCCCTTATTTTGTTGGTATTGCTAGCTTTTTTGATCATTTTAGTAAAATTGTATCTTTTGTAACCAATTGTATCCTGCTCCAGGATACAAATTTGAGCGAATAAGTGTTGGTATACAACACTTCTAACTTTTGTACCAATTGTAACCACTTTTTAAAAATATTTTTTTTATTTTTTGTTTTTGTTTTGAAAAGGGTATACAAAGGGTACAAATGAAATTAGTCAATGATTTACTATACTTTTTGATCATTTTTTGTATCTTGACCCTCTGGATCTCGGGTACAATTTTGGTGATATTGATCACATTTGCGCAAGAATGCATGTTGATAGCGTACGAATTCACGTCCAGACACCTCAAACTTCTGAAACATAAAATCTTTGGTGCACATTAGAATTACTCCAGATTGTATTTTGGTATTATAAACATAATTGTGGGCCATGCAATATGCCCCCAGCTGCTCAAAGTAGTCCTCAATCCACTCACGTCTCTTAGGTTTATTTGATTGCTTAAAGTCTATGATAGCCGGCTGGCCATCAAAGATCCCTACAACATCGGTAGCTCCTGCATACAACCCAGGATAGTATAACGTCACCTCTTGGCCCCATACCTCTTCCAGGTCCTTGAGCCCCGATTCTATAATCTTGGTAGCCATAGTCTCTGCCTGCACGCCCAGCGGTGTAAGGTCCTTGAGCCCTGTGCCATCAATATGATGTTCGAGGTACTTGTGCATAGCTGTACCACGCTCTGCAGCTAGATCTCGCGCAATGTCAGCGGTCTTAGGTCCTAATCTCTGTCGCCATGCCTCAAGACTTGCTTTCTTCTCGTCCGACTGGCACGCGGAAAGAATCGTCGTCACACTCGGCAACTTCTCTTCACGAATGTTATAGTGTCGTTTACCACCAACCAATGTTCGCATTGATCGTGGGTAGTCATATAATTTATTAAATTTAAAACCCATTACGGTCCACAATCTTTTTTAATTCGTCTTGATCCATTTCTTCTAATAACTCCTTTATACTTTTACTTTCAAAATAATCTTCTTTCTTTTTATTTTTAATCACTTGTGACTTATACTTAGATGTTCTTAACTCTTTCGCTACAGGATTCTTTTTAAATATCCTGTCATAACCTTCTCTGTATTTATCATCTGACGGTCTTGATCTACCGTCCCAGGGTCTATCTTTTTTTGTAGCCATAACCATCCTTTCTATTTTTATATAACTTACTCCATGACCATGAATTAATGGCGCCAGAGTAATGATATATTTTTTCTAATAAATATTTAATCATCTTTCATCCATTTTTTATACCATTTTAAATTAACTACGTTATTATAGTGTCGTTTGTTAGGCACGTCATCTAATACTTCCTTCGTATCTAAATTAACAAATACCAATTCAACACCTAACTTATCTTGTTCTTTAGTCGGAGTACGATTAACTTTCCAACCGTTTTTTGTTCGTAAACTCAATGACTTAACGTCAACAAGCATAATATTTCCGTCTTTATCCATCACTGCCATGTCAACTGGACCATGTTGAGATATATTATTAAATACATAGAACCCCTTTTCAATAAAAAATTCTTGGGCAATGAGTTCAGCTCGATCACCCTTGACGTGCTTCGTATTCCTTGGCATTTATTTTTTTATTTCGTCGGCTTTTACAATCGTAGCTTCTGCATGTCTCTTAAGTTGATTTAACTGTACAGAGTCAGCAACATTACCAGATACCGATATTCTAGTTACATCAGAATAAAATGGTGCAACGTAATGCTTCATCCACGCAGGAAATATAAACATATCTCCTTCTTTAGGAAGAATAGATTGATAGGTAATGGCCTGTCTGTTTCCATCTCCATAAAGAAAAGATAAACTTCCGGGTCCACCCGATTTACCTTTATATTGTTCTTGTTCTTTTTTTATTTCCTCTGGTATCTTTAAAAAGATTACAAAGGATAGTTGATCCGAATGATCGTGAGGTGGATTGAACTCATGTTGTTTCATATAATTAACCCACAATGCAGTTAGCATATACTCTGGTTTACGTTCGTACGGATCTGATTTCCATTTCTGAAAAGCAACATCATAGATACCCAAACATTGCGCAATTTCAGGTAAATAATCTTCTTTCTTTTTGTATTCATACTCACCTTTAATTATTCCTGCAAGTTTAGTTGTGTAGTCTAGGTTTTCTTTCCTAGCCTCTTCTGCACCTGTTAATAATCTATTTCTAAAATTATCAGATATTTTTAATTGGCAGACACAAGGTCCCCAATTAAGAACACCATATGTTACTTTTTCTTCAGTCTGAGTTGGTATCTTTGTTTCAGTCATGGTTTCCTTTTATTATTTTATAATTGTCATACTCTTCTTGAACACGTTCAATATCTTTGTGTAAGCCTATCTTATCTGTTTCAAGAGTTAATATGGCCTTACCTGCTTTACGACATTGTCGTTGCAAGTATTCTTTTTGTTTCTTCAACGCTTCGTTTTCGTCTCTGTATTTTCTTACTTCTTCATACAAAGCAACTTTCTCAGCTTTCAGAGTTTCTATTTGATACCCTGGATCTTTTGTTTTTTCTGTCATTGTATTCTATGTATCCCGTCCTTATCGATAACAATTCCATCGACATCTTCTGGGTATACTTCTCCTTCCGAATCACATACACCACACTGAGCGGTGACTTCTTCTTTCGCCAACCTATAAGGTATTCGTACAAACCCATTTCCTTTGCATGTTGGACATATTACTTTACTTTTCTTTGACTTTTCCATTTAGTTTCCTCGCTTTCTCATTTACTAAAATACTAATAGTTTGTGATCTACTTAGAACTGTGTCTGGTTGTATTACTTTCCTTATCTTATCAATGAGATCATATGTTTTGTGACTCAGTGATACGTTTTTGTATTTAGTTATATCTGTCATGTGATATACTCCTTTCTTTGTTTAAACATAATATGGGATTTATCTCATACATTACAATAGGTGTCAATGAAATTTTTATTAGCCTTATCAATTTGTTCAAGTGTAATAGGTGATTGCATGCCTCCATTCAATTGGCATGAAACTTTTAGAACTCATTATGAATGTGTTCAATTTGGGTACTCTGAATCCAGTAAAAAATTAAAAGAAATGGGCATTGAAGAAGTTAATAAATATGGTGTTGTTGTAAGTTTTACTTGCACTATAATTCCTGGAGTAAATTCTTAATTCATATACGGTGTACAGATCTGTGTGCACTGTACTGTACACCGTCCGGCTTTGGTCGCTACCCTTGCAGGTCATAGCTAACGTAAGTGACTTAGCGCGAAGCATTTGTATTGACGCCTACTCACCGGTAATCAATTTTGTATACACCCAATAAAATTGCCACTGTCATCATTCATGACGTGAGCATTAATAGGGTAGTCGTGATACGTTGTAAGTTTTAATCTTACTATATCACATAATTCAAAGAGGTTTAATTCTTTCACCACTAATGACATATGTTCCATCATCTGCTTTGTTAATGGAATTAATTGATACATTCCATCGTTGAATATTATGAGGTCCATTTGCAAACTCCTTTATTAATTTATACCAAAGCTTTTTGTACTTAGGGTCTTTAGTTTTTTCCCACATATTTGCGGCTTCATCTATTTTATTTTGCATTGTCCTCTTTCATGTCCATTCCAACTCTTGTACCAAATGAGATTATTTTCTTGATCCCTGGTCCCTGTAGCTCGATACTTGCATAAGGTCTCCATGCTTTCTTCATCAAGTTTAATTCTAATACAAGATTAGACCACTGCTTCTGTGTTATGTCTTTACCTACTATCGTTATTCTTTTCATTTATAAGTTGTATCCTTTCTTTAAGCGTGTTTACGTAATCAAGTTGTTTATTAACCATATCAAAGTATGGACCTGGATGATTTATATCATGCTCGGTTTGGATCAACCGCTTTAATTTTTGATCCGCAACTTCTAACAAACTCTTGTTATATTCTATTAGTTCTTTCATACCCTTAATATAGGATATTATGTTAGGTCTGTCAACGCCCTTGTCGATTATATTTTTTATAGCTTCTTTTTTTATTTTTATTCATACTAGAAAACTTAGGTTTTTTTCTCTGAGTTATACTAGTTTTTTTAGGTATTCTTTCGTGGGGTAGTTTATTTGCGTCAAACCTTGCTTTAGCCATTATTCAATCCACTCTTTTACAAAAGGCACACCACCATCATCACGCGCTGTTATCACAGGTAAGTAAGTTATCTTGCCATTAACATGTTGGTGTAGATCTGCACCACAATTCATACATCTATATAATTCAGGTGTTAATCCAACTAACATAGTTAACTCGGTGCATGTAGGGCATTCACCATTTACTATCTCTGCTGATACTTTCATTACTCCAGTATTAACTTTTTTATAGACAAAGATCCATCTATATTTTTTTCAAGTTCAGCCATAGATTTTATGCACTGATACTGCACTTGTTTTTTCGTATCACGCATTGCGACACGTTTGCCCTTTAAGCATTGAGACATTGACTCTTGTATTCTATGTTCCTTGATCTCTCCGTTGACAATCATAAGAAGAGCTACGATCAACTCTGTCATAATACTTTACCTTTGTTTGGTCCTTCTTTTATTCTGTACTTGTGTGTGCCTGTACCATTAATCTCTACTTCTTGTTTTAAATCTTTTTGTAGACGATTATTAATAAGAGTTCTTTTCATCTCAGAAATATAATCTAAAACTTTTCTACTAATGCGCCCCATTACCATTTGCTCTTACCTTATCTTTTAAATGTTCTATATCTTCTAAAGCTTTATCTAATTGTTCTCTTAAAAATTCTATGTTGACTTTGTTAGTCATGTTCATCTCTTGAGTTTCTTCCATTTTCTCTACGGACTTATAAAGATCCTCGATTAAAAAATGTTGCTCCTGGTCCGTGGGCACTTGCTCACTTTTCTTTAACAAATCATTTTCAAACAACTCACGTGATGTCTCTAACGATACCAACCTCGCAGTCAGCTCCGTATAAGCGAACACGCCCATTGCGACGAGCACGATCAGGCTAGCAACCGTCTTCATCGGCATCTGCACGCGTGCCTCTTCTCCGATATTGAGTGGTTTATCTCTCATCTAGGCACATACCCTGGTTCCACAAAAAGAGCCATTATGACAAGTAATATAATTAATATTCCGGTGAAATAATAATTCATTCCTGGCCACCTCTAATGTCATAACTAGAATATAACGGCCCCTAACACAAAACCAACTGCAGCACAGATTATCTCTGTTCTGTAGTGTAATTGCCAGACCATAAATTTGTCTTTGTATTTATTTATCATTGTCTTCCTCCAAGTTTTTAAGATCATAGTCGTACATACCTTTTTCATGTTCGTCTGTAATCCATTTTGCAGAATTTTCTACGGAGTATATTTTATCTGTTACTAATCTATTAATCAAGGTTTTGTTTGGGTCCACTCCCATGGAAGGATCATATATTTTTAATCTATTATTTGGCTGTATTGCATAGTTTCCGTCCTCTAATTCTATAACGTGTCCACATTTATGCTGGTCCGGCTTCTCTGAATAACCAAAATTTAACTCGTTAAAATCTCCTGCGCACCAATCTATTGTAAATAAATATTTACCTTTTCTTTTTACTTTACGTCTAGATGTATATTGCATTGTACATCCTGCAATTTCATAAAAAGTTGTAACACTTACATTATAACTAAAACAATCCCACATAACTAATTCATCAAGTGGTAATTCTTTTACCCCAGGTTTAGTACAAAAAGCTGATATAGGTGCTCTCCACCATAGACCACCATCTTCCATTAAAAAATGAAACATAGGTACTCTGTTTGGTATAGAACTAAAACCAAATACACCTACTTCAAAATATTTATCGTGTGAGTCTTTTTGATCTCTTAGATAGTTACCTCGAACGTAACACTCTATTACAGGTATGTTTGCATTAAGATAAGCCATTAACTATTAATCTCCCCCCAATTGTCGCCCCATTCATAGTCAACTTTGTTTGGTACTTCTAGACTAACAGCATGCTCCATAATTTCAATTATCTTTTTTGCCTGTGCGTCATTCTCGATAGATAAATCTAACTCATCATGTATTTGAATATGTGGTATAATTCCTTCTTTATATAATTCTAACATAGATTTTTTTGTCATATCTGCTGCACTACCTTGAATTAATTTATTTAATGCTTTGTAAGTATATGCTCTTTTTATCCCTGGTCCGTGTTCCGCCAACGCATCTTCATGTGTCATAGCTTTATGCATACCGAAACTGTTTGGTTCCCATAGATGAAACCTACATAGTCTGCCAAGTAAAGTTCTTATCTGACCTCTGTCTTGCGCTCTGTTAGATGCTTTGTCCATCAGTTGTTTTACAAACGGTACTTTTGCGTGATATGTATTAAATAATTCTGCAGCTTTGTCTTTACTAACACCCAACTCTGCCTGAAGTTTAGCTTTACCCATACCATAAAATAATCCTAAGTTAATTGTTTTAGCTTGTGTTCTTGGTATCTCTGCCATGTCTGCAACAGTTTGGTGAAAGTCTGCGTCAGGATCTGATTCATAAGAATCAACTACATCATACACTGATGGTAATTTATATAATGCTGCGTAGTGTACAACAAGACGTGGTTCCTGTTGTGAATAGTCAAAGACTCCCCACTTACAACCTTCTTCTGGTATAAATAAAGATCTTATCTTAGGACCTAAGTCTTTGTTACGTGCTGGTATCTGCTGTAGATTAGGATTCTGATAAGAGAATCTTCCAGTCACTGTACCACCACCTGCATTTCTTAATTGGTTTATCTCTGCATGTATTCTACCTTTGTGTTCATAACGTAAAATAGAATCTATAAAAGTTGTATGCGCTTTGTTTACTTCTCTTGCCTTTGCAATCATATTTACAACAGGATGTTTATGTTCCTGTAAAAAGTTTTTTGTAAATGATGGTGCTTGTGTTTTTTCTGTTCTTTCAAATGGTATCTTTAAGTTCTCAAATACATCTGCTATACTACTTGCCGCCCATATCTGTGGACGTACATTAGTTTCTTTTTCTATCGCAGTTAATATATCTTGTTCTTCTTTTACTAAAGTTTTTTTAAGATTGTGTGCTCTTTCTACATCTACACGTACACCTTTAAATCTCATATCAACTAGACATGGAAATAAATCTGTTTCTAATTCCATAATAGATTGTAGGTCTTGTGATATAATTTCTTTTTTCATCTCTTGCCACAAACCATACGTTGCTTCTGCATCTCTTTCAGCATAGCTACCAACATTTAATGATGGCAATTTATACATTTCAGATTTTGGATCTATACCCCACTCAGCTGCTGCCTCTGCAAGTGCTGCTTCGTTTTTACCAAAACCATTGTACTTCCATGACAAACTATTTAAATCATATCTAAATCTATTTTCATCAGTCACAGCTGCCGCTATCATTGTGTCAACAATCATACCATTAATTGTTAGACCCATAGCTCTTATCCAACAAACATCATACATTGCATTGTGAAATATTTTTGTAGAGTTTGTTTTAAGAATATCTTTAAACCATTCTAAAACTTTCTTACGATCCATGTTACCACCACCCTCATGTGCAATAGGAAAGTATCCTTTGTAATGTGCAGTTGCTACAGCTATTCCTATAACTTCCCCATTACCTATTATAGATCCAGATCCTTTTTTAATTAAATCTGGGTCACGTGTTTCTAAGTCAATTGCAATTTCGTCAACTTCTCTTAAGTCTGGAAATTCTTTAGGTATAACCCATTCTGTTTGTGCACTAAAGGTAGGTATCTTCATCTTGTTTCCTTTTCATATACGTGATTAATTTGTATTTGTTTTGTTAGTTTATCTTTGTTGCTAAATGCATACAAAGCAGCGTCGTAGTTGTGTGGAAATATTTCCCAGTCAACTAGTCGTGGATATATTTCTAAATTAAACTTGTGTTTATCTATTTTAATAGTTTTTCTAATTACACTTCTTTTCATATTAAGTAACATAAAACTAATAGGCACGTAAACAAACCCATGTAATGTGGTATGTGATTATTTGGTTCCATAGTCCCTTTCTTTTATCATTTCTAAATAATGTATTGCTTTATCTATGTCTTCTATTCCCCCTTTGCGAGAATGTCTGCATATGTATTTTATAGCATTCCCTTCTGCAAAAAGCAATTTGTTCTTGTTTATAAACTCTGCCGGCTGTATTTTCATGTACATGTAATGAGTTCCCGAAACTTGTTTATGCAATGCTTTCGATGTCATAACCTTTGTCCTCCTGTTTAGCTGTCATTATATATAAATTTTGTTTTGTACGTGTGACTCCAACGTACCAAACTCTATGCTCTTCATCGTGTTTGTCTTCACTCTTGTCCACTGCTTCTCTTATTTTTTTTGTGTTATCTAAAATAATTAAAACATTTGTTGCTTCCCCACCTTTTGCTGCATGTATTGTAGACAGCCTTACTCTTGCAGGTTTAGATAATTGTTCTTCATTCCGTAACATTTCTCGGATGTACAAACATTCTTCATAGTCTTGTGTAAATACTTCGTACCACTCATTTGATTTATCTAAATCAAACTCTGCTAGATCATACATTCTTTCTTCTGTAGGGAAAGGATCTGGACTTTGTCCTGTCTGTTCTAAAACATCTTTTACTTCAGATAGAGATAGTAGATCTCCTTGTTGCCATCTAGTGTAATGTTTTACTGCTGTATACAATCTTGTCTTATAACTCTTTCTACCTTTTAGTTCAAAGTAAATAGCCATATCTTTTAAAACAGATTTTAGTTTATTTAATTTATCATTAGTTCTGGATAGAATTAACCAATCTCCTTCATACAAAGGTACATCTTCTATTGCCGTTATATATTCCACGGTCCCTGATTCCGGACGCGGTGCCCATGTTTTTTTAATACGCCTATCATCTGGTATGCGACTTAGTATTTGATCTGCAACAAATTGCACTTGTTGTGGCACCCTGTAAGATTGTGGCAAAATTATGTTTTTTGCAGGCTCATCTTGAAATCGTTGTACATCTGCACCTGCCCAGCCATAAATGGCTTGATCATCATCACCGGCTAGTATAACATGTTTAGAGTTTTTCTTAAGTATATCGTACATTTTCCACTGTATTGGCGATAAATCTTGTGCTTCGTCAATGAATATTACATCATATTTCGGACACAATTCGGCCACATTAAATTTTTCAATCATGTCGGTAAAGTCTACTAGACCATAAGCTTGTTTATAATTTTCTACTTCTTCTTTTAAAATCTGTAATAGATGTTTATCTATGTCTTCTGAATACATGTCGGTGTTGTATTCTTCTTCTACAGTTACATTCTTTATTCTTGCTGCATTAATTATATTAAAATATTCACTATCAGAATCTACAAAACCTGTCTTCTCTTCACCATTAGAATAAACTGTAACTTCTATTCCTAATTTACGACCTATGTCCTGGTAGTGTTCGTCTTGCATAACCTGAGCTTTCTTCATACCTAATTGTGTAAAAGCTAAAGAATGTAGAGTTCTAAAATGTTTTAGATCTTTTTTCTGAAATGCTGAGTGATAGTCTAACATTCTATCTACTGCTTCACCTGCAGCTTTAGTTGTAAATGCAAAGTATCCTATCTTATCAATAGGTGTCCCCAGTTTTAAAAATGTTTTAACATATCTTAATAACTTTGTTGTCTTACCTGTACCCGGTGGACCCAGTATTTTTCGAACAGCTTTCATTTATTTTGTCCTTTTATTATATGCTTTATTAAAGTAGTTGTAGGATTAAATTTATCATCAATGTGTGAACACCCTGTTAAGAGTGTTAAAATTATTAAATATTTTTTCATTACATTATCTCCGTATTATGTTTTAGTTTTGTATGATTTATAGTTACGTCTTTAAATTGTTCTATACTTATGCAAACTATGTTCTTCGTAGGTGTATTGTATTTATTTTTTACTGTGCTTGGATATCTTTTTTGTTCTAAAAATTGTATGTCACAATGTTTGTAGTTAGTTTTCATCATAACACCTGTTTTGTCCTCACCATGTTTCCAGTTTTTAGATTTTAGTTTGTCATAAAATTTATCAAACTTAAAGTATGCATAACCATCTTCTACTAATACTGTGCCAGATTTAAATGATGCATCGTTCATAGCTTTAGGTCCATTTATTTTTGCATGTAATACATCATGTAATTTTTCTCTTGGTGATGTACCTACTGGTGGATTAATTATTTTTTGTGTTTGGAATAACGCTTCTAAAACTGTTTGATCTTCTGGTGCTTTTATAATTGGTGGTGGAAACCCTGCAGCTTTTGCTATTGAGTTTCTACGTTTACGTTGGTCTGTTACATGTTCGATTGTTTTACAATGCACTGTTGCTTTACCAATGCCATCTGGTTTAGTAACGTCAAATTCATATTCTGGATCTGGTTCTATGTCTATCTTTCTTAAGTTTGTTAATACAGGATACTGTCCTTTTGATCCTGCTAGTATACCAAATTTCTTTTTAACACAGATACCTTTTTTACAAAAATCACTAATAGGACTTTGATTACAAGTGTAACCTTTTTCCGATCTGTTCCATGATCTTGTTTTTTGTTTTAATTTATTATCATCCCATGCGTTAGCGTGTTCTCTTGCAAAGTATTTTACTGGTGCATTTTTTACTTTCTGTTCCCAATTGTCTGGGTATTTCATTTTAACAAACACATGGTAGTTATACATAAATCTGTCTTTACCATCAAAATTAGATTGATTAGATATTTTAGATATCAATCCAAGACAAGGAGGCCCTTCAACAAAATCTTCATCTACGCCTTCCATAGATTGTTTTTCCATATCTTCTGTAATAGTTTTTAATTCATCTGCACTGGTTGTATTTGCATCTACAACTTTTATAAATTGTTCTAATGTAAAAAATGTACCATCAATATTAACGGCACGTCTTTCTCCGCCGTAGTATGGTAGATTAATAAATTGTCCTGGTTTTAAGATCCCTGTTTCCGGATCCTTTGTTAGTTGTGTTTGTTTAGGAAATATTTCACAGTCTGGTTTAAGATTAAATATAGGTAATAGGTTACTTAAGAATGATACAATAACTGTCGATTGTACAAATTCATTCATAAACAAATATAAATGTAGTCCGCCACTCTTAGACTCAACGGGCACTAATGGTAATTTATATTCTTGAATAGTTTCTAAATAAAATTTTTTGTCAAAGTCTTCATATTGTTTAGGGTCTACGTCTATGACCCCAAATACAGCAGTCCCTTTTTCATTAGTAGGCTGTATTCCAACAGATATGTTTCCGTTTAAATGTTCTTGATAAATTGCGTCAGTAAACTCTTCGTAGTTCCATCTGTATACAGGTTTCTTCTTACCACTTTCTGGATCAATAATAGCGTTAGTCCAATCTGCGATACCATACGCATGTCTATAGCCATTAAATATCTTTATATATTCTTGCATAATTATCCTGTCTACATGGGCCACTTAGTCTCCCAATTGGCCCATGCTGTGCACTTATTCTCTTAGAGAATTAGATAATGCTTTTACTTTCCGCTGGTTTTTCTTCACCATGCTTCGCTTTCACTGCACCCTTAGAGATGTTTTCAGAAAACGATTTAGCTTGTTGATAAAGACTTGCGTCAGTAATAGGACCAACTTTACTTACTTCCCAACCAAACCAAGTGCCTTTGTCATTAGACATTTGAGTAGTCTTTAGTTTGTAAATATGGCTAAAAGATGCCGGCGTATATAAACCGTTTTTACCTTTTAGTTTTATGCCCGACATCATTGAATTCCATTTTCTACTAATTTTTAATTGAGTAGATTTCATAGAGATCAACGCAGTCGATGGACTGTCTCCATTTATAATCACAAAATGCGATGCAGTCTTTTCAATATAATTACCATTTGGTAGTCTATCTTTATAGTTTGCATCTGCTTTTGTTTTGGACATGATATCAGAAGATGAATCATAGATTGCAACTGGTGCACCTGGTCCGTCTCCTCTATCTTTCCATTCGATGTACTCGAGTTTATAAAATGCAGGAATGACATCTAAGCCTTTCACTCCATCATACAACTCTCCAGTTACGGAATTAAAAATCATTCCGGGTTCTGCACCTTCAACATACTTACCATCACGTTTATTAACTTCTGGTGAAAGTTGTCCTAGGATTTTAAGAAAAGGTAA